TACTGTATCGGATAATTTCTCCAATAGAAACTGGCTCGCTGTTGCTGATGTTTATGATCTCATTCATCGGAGCATTTCTCATGGAAATATCAATGGCTCGGCAAGCATCATCCACATACATGAAATCCCGAATGTTGCAGCCTGCATCATACAGTTTCACCGATTCATTTTTCTTCAACAAACCTATCATGTGCTGAATAGCATTCTTCTTGGCAGAAACTCCGCGATCAGATTCTCCAATAATGTTCGTCATTCGCATGATGCGATAATTCATTCCAAATGTACGACAGTAGCATATGAGCATCTGCTCTGCTGCCCGTTTGGTAATAGAATAGAATCCAGTTGGATCACAGGCATCGGTTTCCTTGGTGTCCAGACTGCAATTCATTCCGTATACAAACCACGAACTGACAAAGTTGAATGTGGTATCGGGATTGGACTTTCGGCAAGCCTCAAGAACCGATATCAACTTGCTCATATTGGTGTCTATATCTTTGTGTGGTTCCGTAAAGATATTGTAGTTGTGGGTGGTGCTTATGAAGTAAAGCACATCCGTACACCCCAAAATAGGAGCATCTTCTTCTCTTTGAACGGATTCGCTATTTGGGAACATCTGCATCCACCTAGACCCAATGAATCCCGTAGATCCGTATACACAAATAGAACTCATTTTCACCATCCGTATTCGTCTTCTATTGGTAGTTTTCCCATCCACTCAGCGCGAGAATCATACTGCCGATTTATTGATTCAACATTTCCCTCAAGGATGCGGCTGCAAGTATCCACGAACAGATCAACATTTTTTGAAAGTCTTGTCTGATATAAATGATACATCTTGTTGTCGTAGACCGTACCTATACCGTAGTATCCGTAAGAAGAAAGTCTCCATATTCCCCCAACAGGAATGCTCTGAAAGGATGTGGGGAAATACATCTTGATGCGCTTCTCGCGCTCTACTGCTGCTCGCGTAAGAGCCTGTGCCACATCGTTTCTATCATCGTTTTTTGCACTAGGCTTACCTATTGATTCGTAATACTGCTTGTTTACAACCAAAAATGAAGGCGCACAAAACAGATCGTGCTTTGCCTTGATGCAGTTGGTGACTTGGGCGTTTCCAACCAAGTATCCATTAGCGCAGTATTCTATTGCTTCAGTTACAGCCTCCCTATTCAACGGAACACAATCGCTATCAACAAATACAAATATATCAGAATCACCTTGATTTAGTACAGCATTAATCCAATCTCCGTGATGGATGTTTGCTTCAGTATATGTCACAGGAAGATCAAAGTGATCAAATACTTTCTTGTGGTGTTCCATCACTCTGGGATTATTATTTGTCCAACGAAGACAGTGAATTGATGCTTTCATAGTATTACCTTAATGTACTTTTGAATAGTCCGTATTCAGAACCCTGCAATACCAGACTTGGTTCCCACCAGTAAACACGGTGGTTATGCAGATTGTGCTGATATCCAAGTTCCCAATCCGATATTAGGTGAAACGGAAACCATGTGCGGGCAAGATCACATACTGCGGACTTCTTGAGAACAATTGAATCGGCGCATCTTGATGCAGGGTGTTCCATCTTATAGGCTGTTTTTTCTGACAGTATGTTTTCGGGTTTTAAATTTGCTCCACTTCCAAAATAGATTGCATCCCAATCGCTCGGCGTGTTTTTTAAAAATTGGTTGAAGTGGACATCAAAATTATCACACAAAATCACATCGTCTTCAAATATGATGAACTGTTCAGCGTCAATCTTACTCAACTGCTGAAATACCTTTCCAAACTTGATGGTCAGAGAAATCTCAGGAATAGTTAGTTCCCTCTGCGTATTCAGACCAATGTTCCAAAGAGCAATTTTCTTTTCTACAGTATCAGGATCTGTAATCTTTCTGATACAATGATCCCGAACGACATCATCTGTTAGTTCAACGCCATCATAGTCTTCATAAAAAGAGAAGTCACTGAATCCAAATTCAGTCAACTGCTGCATCATATTAGTCTTTCTCTCGCTCAACTTCTTGCAATGCAAAACAACTGTTTTGATATCAATAGTCATTTGATTTTTCCTTCATCTGTTGTATCCACCAAGAAACTTTCAACATATCCATATTCCATTCCCTTTGCTTGAACTCTTCATATGCTCTTTCTAGCATGACTTCGTTCACTTCTCTGTAGTTGTCAACAAAAAGAATTGGCAATTTATCTTCAAGCATAGAGTGGGTTCTATGTCGCACTACCACTGGTATGACTCCACAGTATAGAGCCTCCCACATTCTATGGGTGTCTATTCCATTTCCTCTTGGACATAGTACGAATTTGTGGTCTAACAACTCCTTTTTATACAGATTGACTTCCCCACCATTATATGGTTTTTTGACTGTAGCCCACGATACGGAAGAAAAGTGATTGTATAGCCATGCTCTCTCCGATGGAAATGTTTCGGAACGATGGTTAATATACAAGAGCATATTAGGATTGATTGATTTGTCAAAAGACTTAAGAGTTGTACTACAATACGAATTTGCAATTCCGATGGGAAGAGGATTTGCTTTAATTGATTCGCAGTTCATTCCCCACCAAGAAATTGGTCTAGATCCGAAAAAAGATGTAATGTAATCGTTCAAAGAAAAATCACTATCGTGGGTAATAATCGTTAGTGGTATCTGTGGATCTACGAACTTATCCAAACACTGTTTCAATACACCTAAGAAATCCGTCTTGCAGAATACAAGTTCCCCTCCCCGCAATTCAGGAAAAGATTGTGCAACATATAGCGCAGGAAATCCATTTTCCGAAATCGTCTGCGAAAAAACAAAATCGCATCGCTTTGCTATAGTGTTTCCGCTGATTATCTCTGACTCCTCAACCATTGATTGCTATATCCAAAAGATGCTCTATTTGAGCATGGTGTATTGAGTATGGTCTAATACTATGGCAGTCAAGATACCATTCTTGACGAACTGCATTTTCATCGTACTGCCAGTTAGACCTGTCTATGCGTCTTGCACTTTGATACCCGCCTGGTCGTACAAACTGTGCCACTCTGTGTGGATACAGGGATCGGTGTTCACAAATTTTTGCAGACGAATACCTCTCATCCGCACTCCAATTTTCAAATACTTTATCACCCACAGTATGAGAATCGCTGTTGGTGGCAGAGAACACCTTCTTGACATCTGCTTCAAAGGTGTCTTCTAGTTGCAGCACTTCTTTGAACACTCGCCCCAATGCCATGTTGTAGCAGACAGGAAAATAATTTCGCATATCCGAATTCAATGCAACAAAACAATCAGATACAACCCCTCGGGCAGTATCAAGGAAATAATCCCGCGACAGGGGGAACATATCAATGTCACTGGTCAACCACACACAATCAGGTTGGCTCTGTGTGAAATGGAATCGTGCCCACTGTGCCTGTGTGTGAATGGGTACACCATCCACGGGCTTGACTGTAACCACGGTTCCGTGTTCATTGGATGGAGCGGTGGCAGAATCCCCAATATAAAACAAGTACGGCTCTACACCAAACTTGTGCTTCCATATCCGTGAAACTGGCTCCCAAAACTCAAGGTAGTACGGATTTGAATCGCATGACAGAGACACCCGATCTGGCTTCATGCTTCATCCCTCACTACGAGGTCTACATCATCCTGACTGTTATATTTATCGTGTTCATCAAAGCACTGTCCAATGAACCACACACCACCATTTCCCTCTCCACGCACAGAACCGATGGGAAACGGAATCCTTTGAAAGAACGGATCGTGGACGCAGACCGTCAGTTCACCGTCCTTTACCTTGTCCCAAACCCATTCCCACAGGAACGCCTGATCCTGCCCCTTGTCGCTGCTTGGCTGAAACTCTTCCATGTCACGGGCAATACCCTTGAGTTTGCCGCCCTTGACACCCCACATACCGCCAAGCACGGGAACCCCGTGGTACGGATGGTCACGCATTACATGGAGATCCGCTCCACTGGCGAGCCATGCTTCAACAGCAAGCCGCTCACGCTCGGATAGACGGGAATCTGTATCGCGGGACATCATGTACTCTACGCCTTCTTCGTCAGCAGGCAGGAATCGGTGGAACATTCCACGGCTGTCGGATGGATTATACTCTCCGTTTACACGGCGCACAAGCACATTCGGACGCAATTCCAATTCTTTGATAATGTCCGCAGGAACAGAATCAAAGCAGTAGAACACACAAGTCCAATCAGGAAACAGGGTAGCCGCAAGATCAGCATTCTTGATTGCGCCAACGGTATAGGTGGGCTTGTCGCCCCACAGGCTGTATGAAATTACCTTCACTGCTCGTCCTGTGGTACCAGAGAAGTGGTTGTCTCGGAACTGTAGATGTATCCGTGCAGAGCATCCTCAATGTGATGCTCTGTCTGAATCTTGGGATACAGGCGCAGCAGCCAATCAATGTCTTCCGAAGACTGCCCGTTCGCTCCGTACACAGGATTAAACGCCTCGCTCTGTGCAATCTCGCGCCGCCACAGGCACATATGGTACGGGGGACGCTTGATGTCGCCAAGGAAGCCGTCTTCGTCCCGCCACAACTGCCCGTGGGGATTTCCGATGCCGAACTCCACATCCATTGGTTCGCCGTTGATGCTGCACCACTGATTAAATGAAATGCAATCCACATCGTTCTCGTCAATGGCTTCAAGGATCTTGCTCATGTAGTCCTTGCTGACGGCATCGTCATCGTCCAAGAACGCAATGTACTTGCCTCTTGCTGCGCCCAACAGGTCATTCCGCTTCTCGGAAATGCTCTTGGAGCGGTTGTCCAACAGCACAAGAATCTCCACTGCCTTGCCTTGTCCAAGCGAATCAGCCTGTTCCTGAAGGTGCTTTACAGCAGCCTTCATGGAATCAATGCGTTCGGGAATGGACAGCATCAGAATGCTGAACTTGATTTCACTTGCTGATACTGGCATTGAACATTGCCTCCATGTCAAACTTGTTTGCGGCTCTACGCTTGAAGGTTTCACCGTCCACACCGTACATCTCCGCGTTCTCGTTACGGGCGTGGAGTGTGTCAAACGGTTCATTCGTCCACTGGTGCTGAATAATGCACAGGTCGCAACGGCGCAGTTTGTTCAGCGCAGCGCAAACCTGTGTCTGCTCGTTGTCGCAGTACAGAGACTTGTATTCAGGATTGTAGATGTACCCGAACTGCTTGTACAGCGGGAAGCCCATTACAGTGAGTGTCATCAGCGGATCTTCCTTCGGGCGCAGTCCGTCCCAGAACTTGATGGCTCCGTCAAAGTCAGGAAAGGTGTGTTGGAATGCGGAGAAGATAATGTCATCGTAACCCATCTGCACGGGCACCATGTCATCAGACGCAAGCAGCAGCACATCGCCGTCCACGCCCTCTAGATTGGCATTACAGGCTTGGATCTTGCTCTTGGAGTGCCCGTAGAAGCACTCAATCTGTGCGTTCTGTGCGCGAGTGGCTAGCCACTGCTGCATCTCGGGGTTGTTCATGGTGGGATCGTCTTCGTCCATCGTGATGATGAAACGAACATCGTTGCGCCCACTCAAAAAGGTGAGGTAACGGGTGAATACGCTCTTGAATTTTTCAGGTCGGTTCCGCGTTGGGAACTTGATCACAAGTCTGTTCATAATATATCTCCATTTTCAATCTTCGGGCTTCATCGTTTTCTTTGACCGCCCTATGTGGTATTTAGGACAGAGTTCCCACTCACCCTTTTCCTTGAATGGCAGGATCTTTATTTTGTTCAGCGGAACCTTGTCCACGATCTTGGCTTTGTCCACGATCTTGATCAGTCCCCACTCCTCAAGCAGACACGCAATGGTGTTGCGCCGCCCAAGGTCTTCGGAATTGATTGAGGTGGGCAGATCATCCAGCGCAAACATTTCCTTGAAGTGGACAATGTAGTACTTGCCCTTCTTGTGAAGGATATGACACGATTGCCAGAGTTTCTTTTCGGTTCGGGAAGACACGCCAATGCGGGTCAGGGTTTCACGGACTTTCAAAAAGTCATCAGGCTTTTGTAGGCTAACCTCTAGCAGATCACCTGTTTCAAGGTCAATATAGCGTTCGTCTTGTTCCATGTTCTTGTTCACTCCGAATACTTTGAACTGACACGGAACTATTTAGATTATTTGCGCTTTCCGCCTCTGTCCACTGCGGCTAGGATCTCCTCAATATCGCCTTCAGACAGCACAGACAGGGCTTCCCGTGCCTTGCGGGTAGAGATGCCGTAGTACTCGGTGAGAGCGGTTATACGGGCATCCTCCTCGCGCTTGAGCCACTTTGAGAACCGCTTGCGAGGACGCACCGCACCCCGCAGGAAATCAAAGTGCATTTTTGAATCCAAGTGGGGGCGGATGTTCATCTCGTTTGCGGCAAACAGCGTGTCAGGGAAATACGACAAGCAGCGGGTCACCACGAACGGAGGATACGACTGCTTGGTGTACGACTCGCTCTCGTCCAAGAGCGGTTCCTTGCTCACATTGATGGCATTCAAATAATCAGTCAGTTGGTGGCTCACTTGAACTTTACCTCCATCATCAACTGCACAAGACACGCCGTGAGATTGATCTCATGGTCGGCTGCAAACGCGGCTTTGTACTGATAGTCGCCAAGCACAAGAATGGCTTGAGGAATGGAGCCAGGCTCCGCAGTCTCGTACAGAGAATCGTAGATAGCCCTGAAGATGCGGGTCTGATCGTTGTCCAAGTTCTCCACCACCCACTTGCGGACAGCACCGAAATCCTTTGCCTTCATGTGCTTGACAAGTTCCTTGACCGCCACATCGCCAATAGTGTTCAGGATGCCCACATCAATCTTGCCCCCTGCTGCGTACCGCTGCAACTCGTTCAGAGTGCGGCGGAAGTCAGGAAAGAACTTCATAATGACTTGGGCTACCACCTTCTGATCGTATTCCACACCCTCCGCTTCAAGGATTTCCGTGACCCGCGACAGGAAACGGGAAGCAAGTGCTGGCTTTGCCTTGTTGGGAATACGGAAATCAATGCAGGTGCATCGGGAGTGCAGTGGCTCAATCACCCTGTTCTTGAAGTTACAAGTCAGGATGAAACGGCAGTTGTCTGCAAATTCCTCAATGAAACCGCGAAGGGCGGGTTGAGTGGACTGTGCGTTTGAATAATCAAACTCGTCCAAGATCACCACCTTCTTGACCCCATCGGTCAAGGACACGGTGGAAGCAAAACTGCGAATCTTGGTCCGAAGGGTGTCAATGTTTCCGTCTTCGGAGCAGTTCACCACTAGGGTATCACACCCCAAATCATTGCAGAGTGCCTTCGCCACGGAGGTCTTGCCACAGCCTGGTCCTCCCGACAACAGGAGGTTCTGTGGTTCTCCCCGTTCGACCATTAGCACGAAAGTGTCGTGCGTTTCCGATGGCAGAATGCAGTCTTCCACAGTCTGTGGACGCCACTTCTCAACCCAAAGTCCCTTCACGGTTTCAGATGTAGTCACGAATTAAGCCTCGTATGTAGAATCAGCGTTCAGAGCAATCCAATAAGTCAGCGGTTCATTCTTGTTGGAGAAGGACGAAACCACCTTCTCCGAAATGGCTACGGTGTAATCACCTGTCAGGATCTTCAAGTTCTCCACATCAAAGATGAACTCAAAGGTGGCTCCTGAAGTGTTTTCACCCACATCCACCGAATAGAAGTTGGAAGTCACATCGCTCTTGTCAACAGCAGCCAACTGAATCTTGGCTCCGTCATCAGATGAACGAACGCACAACTGCCCAACCTGAAGCACAGACGCGGCTTTGATGATTTCCGCAAAATCCTATGCGGTAAGATCAAACTTAACCACAGGAGATGGCATGGAAATCTTCTTGCTTGTGGAAGTCACCAATCGCGGATCGCAATAGTAGTAGCGGATGCTTGCCTTTCCGCCCTGACTGCGAACGGTAATGTAGTTGTCCTCAAATACAAACTCAGGATCCTTGAACAGGCTCACCGTGCCAAGAAACTTGTTCAGATCCCAAATGGCAAACTGCTTGGAGAATACCTCATCCACCTTTGCTTCCGCAAGGATGTTCTTCGTGGACGAAAGGGTGTTCAGGGTGCTGCCCTCGTTCACCAACAAACCCGAATTGATGGACGCAAAGTTCTTGAGAATATCAAGAGTTCGCTTGCTGATTGTTACTGCATTAGTCTTGGTTTTCGTCGTCATAATCAAAATCTCGCTTTCCTGAGTTGTAGTCTTCCACAAATCGCTTCAAGTTTTCCTTTTCATCGTGACGGAGGCGACTCTTGTGCTTGCGTTCCACGCTCTTACGAGCCTTTCGTGCGCTGCGGTCTTCGTTTTCGTAGTTCTCAAACATCAAAAATCCTCTATATCGTTAATGAGATTGCGTAGCCCCTTCTCTATCATGTAGTTCAGAATCTTGGCGCGAGAGGGTGTAAAAGGTTTATTCCACTCGTCTTCAATCTTTGATTCGTACTCATGTGGAATATGGAGCAAGTCAATCAGGGTCTTGTTGCGATTCCAATTTGTCTGATGCTTGTCTTGCACAACACCATGCTGTGCGTAGTATTCAAGAATCTCGTCCATGCGCTTCTTTGTGATGGGCTTCTGTCGCTTGTCTTCTGCCATGAAACAATCGTCATCCGAAAGGATGTTGGGAACTCCATCCGATGAATCCCCCTTCACTATATGCTCAAGCAGAAACTGCTTGGGATTGCCCACCGTAATGAACTTCTTCAGGAGTGGTGCGTACTGTGCGGCATTTGGATGGATGAGCAGTTGCCCAAAGTCCTTGTCGCCGCTCAGGATCAGCACCTTCTCTGTGGGTGCATATTGCTTTACTAGGAATGCAATCACATCGTCTGCTTCACAGCCGTCTACAAGCACATTCCGATACGGCATGAACTCCGCTACTTCATCGCGGATCTTGTTCATAATCTCATAAAAACGAGTCCATTGGGCTTCGTTTTCCTTGCGGTCAGCCCGCCGCTTGGCTTTGTACAGTGGAAAGAACTGCCGCCGCCAAGACGCGCCACCGTCCTGACAGATTACAAGTTCACCGTATTCGCGGAAGAACTTCTTGCGGTACATTCTGTAGGTGTTCAGCACCATGTGCCGCGCAAGGTTTTCATCAATGTCACCCACATCTCGCGTTTGTGCAAAGATGGAGGACATCAATACCTGTGTGTTGTCAACGAGAATCATTAGTTCACCTGTAGAATGAGGCAGTGCTTGTTGATGCGCCCTGTGGGTTCGCTTGGCTTTGTCTTCACACCGTTGAGATAACGCACCGCAGCGGTGTAGGTCTTGCGGCAACCGTCCGCGTTCTTGACAAACTCATCAGGCTTACGCACCGTCTTCTCAAAGGACTTTGAGGTGTCAAATCCAACAACAGTAGACCCCTTGATCGCTAGCCCGCTCTTCGGCTCAACTGCGGTGAATACGGTGGCTTTGCATAATGCTCACTCTGAATGTAGCGGTGTGCTACATCCTGAGCATATGCTGTAACTTTTCGGCATTGGTAGATTACAATTCTTGCAGAACAA